GTGGAACAGGAGAACATAAGATGTCTGACCCTGACTGTGAAAGCTGCTCAAAATACTGTGATATAGGTGTTTCTAAATGCAGGGATAATAACTGTACTATTTGCGGCACAGATTGCGAATATGAATATCACGAGTGCGATTGTGGCAAGATTGTTTGCTTGGAATGCGCTCCGGCCTGTGATACTTGCGGGAAAAGGCATTGCAAGCAATGTTGGGAGCTTATGAAAACAGAGAATCCTAATTGTGGAATAGAAGTTGACGACACTTTTAGTAATTTGTGTCTTGAATGTAAGGAGAAAGAAAATGAATAGAGAGATAAAATTCAGAGGCAAGCGAAAAGATAATGGCGAATGGGTGTATGGGTGCATAACTTTTGGCGATAAACCACCAATGGCCAGAATGTACGGTCTAAAAGGATATATTGCTGAAATCATCCCTGAAACAGTTGGGCAGAGTACCGGCCTCTGCGACAAGAAGCGAACAAAAGAATTTCCTGATGGCCAACCAATATATGAAGGGGATATACTCAAAGATGATTGTGACGAAATCGGGATTGTGCGTTTTGGGAAACTGCCTCTTGATAAATCAGGAGACTGCGTTTGCACTTACTTGGCTTATTATGTTGAGTGCAAAGGCAAGTTGGGAGAAGCTCCAACTTGGGAATGTCAAAATATAGGCGATTGGATGGAAGTTATCGGCACTATACACGATGACACAAAATTGATGGAGAAGCAAGAATGAATATCCTTAAGGTTGAGCAAGGCAGCGAAGCGTGGTATGAAGCTAAGCTCGGCGTAGTGAGTACGAGCAACTTTGACAAGGTTCTGAATACAGGCTCTGGCAGAGGACTTTATATGCGTAAACTGGCTGCTGAAAGATTGACAGGCATTACTCAGGTGGGATATTCAAACGAAAATATGGAGAACGGGCTGGATATAGAGCCGCAAGCCAGAGAGTATTACGAAGGCTTGAAGGGTTACTCAATTGAACAGGTCGGATTTATTAAGCGAGACGATTGGGTTGGGACAAGTCCGGATGGTTTAGTTAGTAATGATGGACAGATAGAGATTAAATGCCCGATACCTTCAACGCATATCGAGAACATATTAAAAGCTAAAATGCCTACTTTCTATCGCTCGCAGGTTCAAGGTCAATTGTGGGTAACAGAACGTAAATGGTGTGATTGGATAAGTTATTGTCCTACTATAAAAGACAGGCCGTTTTTCAGTGTTCGAGTATTCAGGGATGAGAAGTATATCAAGGTTTTAGAAATAGCCGTTGAGCAATTCGTAAATGAACTAAAAGAAATGATTACCAAAATAACTGAAGGTGCTGAATTTTAGAAAGGAAGATTATGGAAACTGCAATTGTGTCGGTAGAAGTGCAAGCAAAAATCAAAGAAACCACAGAGTCGCTGAGTGTTTATGACAATTACATCATCGACAGTATAGAAAAGTATCGAGCGTCGGCGGATGATGTAAAAGCTATCAAGGCAAAGTATAAAGAGCTTGATGATACCAGAAAAAGTTTAACTGCACCAATAGAGGAGAGTAAAAAGAAAATCATAGCTCTTTTTAAGTCTCCTCTGGACTTTCTTAAGCGGGCCGAAGAGGCTGTAAAGAAAGCTATGGTTAGTTGGCAAACGGAACAGGAAAAAATAAGACGAGCCGAAGAAGCGAGACTTGCCGAGATACAGCGTAAAGAAGCCGAGAAGCTACAAGCACAAGCCGCAAGAGAAGCAGCAAGAGCAGAATCGCTTAAGACAGACAAGGCTAAGGCTGCTGCAAAAGCCCAAGCTGAAAAACTCGAAGCTGAAGCTGTGGCAGTTACGTCCATAACCCCAGTTGTCGAAAGTAGTATCGAGGAGGTTGCAGGTATATCAACAAGGAAAATATGGAAGTTTAAGGTAATTAACGCGGATGACATCCCAAGAGAATATATGATACCAGATGAAAAATTTATTGGCCAAATCGTTCGAGCGTCGAAAGGTAAAAAACAAATTGCAGGTATCGAAATATACTCCGAAGATATAATTGCTTCGAGGTAAGAAAGGTAGGTTAAAATGAACAAGTTAGCAGAAATTCAACAGAAACTAATAGCCCCCAAAGGGCAGTTTAATGCTTTTGGTAAATATAAATACCGTAGCTGTGAGGACATACTCGAAGCTGTCAAGCCGCTATTGGGCGATTCCGTGTTATTGATAACGGACGAGATTGTGCTAATTGGCGATAGGTATTACGTTAAAGCTACCGTACATCTTGTAACTGGGGATGTAACAAAATCCGTATCAGCTTATGCCAGAGAGTCCCTTGATAAAAAGGGTATGGATGTTGCACAGATAACGGGGGCGGCAAGTAGCTATGCGCGCAAGTATGCACTTAACGGTCTGTTCTGTATTGACGACACCAAAGACCCCGATGACCCTAACCATCCCAAAAATAATGATAAACCAAAGCCAAAGCCGAAACCAGAGAGGCAAAGTCAAGACGAAAAGCGGTTGGAGTTAATAGGTCAAGAATTTTTCAACTACACTACAGAACACAAAGACGATTTAGCTGAGGGCTTTGAGTTTAATGAAGAAGCGTTTACAAGAATAGTTTTGGAGGGTGCCCCTAAAACATTAGGAGATATGCGAAACATTATCAAAAATATGCCGCAAAAGCTAATTATGAAGGAAAAAAAGAAATGAACTATAACAAAGTAATTTTGGCCGGCAATCTTACTCGTGAGCCAGAGTTATCCTATCTGCCGAGCCAAACGGCTGTTGTAAATTTCGGATTGGCCGTAAATCGTAGATGGAGAAGCAAGGGTGGCGAAGAAAAGAGCGAAATCTGTTTTGTTGATTGTGTGGCCTTTGGAAGAACAGCAGAGAATATCAATAAGTACGTTACGAAGGGCGACCCGTTTTTCATTGAAGGTAGGTTGACGCTTGATTCGTGGACAGCTCAAGACGGTACGAAGCGGAGCAAGCACAAAGTTACTATTGAGAGCTTTCAGTTCCTTAAACAAGCCAACAGAAACACCGCCTCTGATAATAAAACACCCGAAGAAGATGTACCCTTTTAATTATGAAACAGGCAAAACTATCATTTACGAAGCGCAATAGAGTAAGCGTGTTTGAGCGGTTCGGAGGTTTGGATTGGAACGAACTGGCTTCGATTATGGATGCGTGGAAAGAAGGGCAGGCAGGATACCTAACTATTACCAAACAAGGCAAGCCTAAATCGCCTGAAGAGCTCGGTTATTATTACGCTGTTATCTTACCTTGTGCGTTTGAAGCATTTAAGGAAAGTGGGGAGTTTACTCTGACAATAGCGGCAAGGGAAAAAAGCTATGAGCTACCACTTGATAAATTGACTACAGACATATTTTTGAAGAGCCGGTACGGCAAATGGAACGGAGAGTACAAAAACAAAGGCGATATGAGTATGGCGGAATGTGCTGCTTTTATGGACTGGTGCATAATGTGGCTGGCTAAATATTTTAACTGCCAAATCCCTCCGGCGGATCCAGACTGGAAAAATAATGCAAGATAAACAATACCAAGAGCTAAAGGATATGTTCGGTAAAGACTATGCCGACGCTGCCCGTAAGGCGGTGCATAGTGGGGATATAAGAGATTTTATGAGGATTAGAAGAAGCAAGGGATTGCTATGCCAAGTAAAAGACATATAGAACTACAAAATATGCTTGTGCGATGGATTACTAATCGTTCTTTCAAGAGGTGTGGTTATCCAGAAGCAGATTTTGTGGGTTATCCTGCTGATTTTGTAGCAATTGCAGGAATGTACGAAGAGCATCACGCAAGATATACCAATTTTTCAGGCTTGAAGAAAAAGACTTTTTTTGGCTGGCCGGAACGCAGGATAGAAGGTGATATTGATAGGTGGTATGTGTGTGTTTTTGAAGTTAAAATATCGCGTGCTGATTTTTTGAATACTTTTGGCAATAGAAGTACACCCCACGCGAAAGCACGAATGAAACCTGTCGGAACCGCTCATTGGGTAGTCGCCGAAAAAGGGATTTGTGAGCCGAAGGAATTACCTGATTTTTGGGGACTACTAACTCCTTATGGTACAGGTCTAACGGAAAAAAAGATACCAAAACTAAATATTCTGCCAGATAGCACTATACACGCAATGGCATTTGATATGCTTTGGCTAACAATGAATTTTCGCACCAGTCAGTATTACCGAATGATAGATATGGCCAAAACCGTTAGTGATGTTCACCGAGCGATAGTTGGAGATAAGCCAAGGCTGGAATTATTGCGGCGGTCGCGTAAAGCGATGGAGGCGTGTGGCGGATTAGCTTATATGTAAACAAAGGTATTTAAATGAAAAGAGTTACAGATAAGGAAATCCAGCAGGTTTTTGACCACTGGAATTTATATAAAGGCCGAGGAAATTGGGTTTCGCACCGAGAAATGTCTAAGCCTACAGCAATAACTATTCGGCGGCTAATAAAACAAGTCGGGTTAAAGAACTTGATTACTGCAATAGATAATTTTGCTTTGGTTTTTCTAAGCACTGATTATATCTGGACACATCGTTGGACATTAAGAGAATTTCTGACTCGAACTCGACCAGACAACAGAAGTGAATTACAGCTATGTCGTTTCTTGCCAGGTGATTTTGATGAAGAAGGATGGCTACAGCCTTATTTGCAGAGACGGCGACGGGAAGAACGGAAAAAGAGACTTCCCCCACCTTTAATTCAGAAAATTCTTCCTGTACTTAAAAGTGTACCCAAAGGTATGTCAAGCCGACAGTTTGGCGTAAGGACAAACAAGCAGGTTAAGGAATTGGGAGAATAAGATGGCAAAATATGCGAAAAACACAAAAGTCCCAATAGAACGGTCAAGGATAGAGATTGAAAAAATCCTCAAGCGGTATGGCATAAACAATTTCTTTTTTGGCACAAGCCCTCGCGGCGATGGGATTGGTTTTGAATACAATGGTCGTACTATAAAATTTGGGATTCCTTTGCCGAAAAGAAATGATTTCAAAGCTATTCAGACAGGAGAGCAGGATTACAAGAGAGCCTTGCGTCAGCGTTATCGCGTGTTGGTTATTGCCTTAAAATCAAAATTGGAAATGGTTGATATTGGTCTTACAACTTTTGAAGATGAGTTTTTAGCTCAAACTTGTTTAACTGGGGGCAGAACCGTTGGCGAAGCACTACATCCTCAAATTGAAAAAATGTTACAAACAGGTGATATGCCTAATTTGTTACCAGCAGGACAGAAGGAAATAGGAGAATGAAATGTGGATGAGAATGGAAGGTAATATAGTAACTGGTGTTAAATATGTATGCACACCAGAAAAAGAATATATCCAACTCCAAGCCGAGATTGACAAACTGAAAAGCTATATCCAGAAAAGACAATCAACTTCAAGCGGAAATAAAAACACTATCTAATGCTCGAAAAAGAGAAAAAAACACACTTCGCAAGAAACAAAAGAACGCACAATATATTACCACTGAAATACGAAGATTAAGAGCCGAGAACAAGCGGCTGAAAGAGAGAATTAGTATGATGTTTGAACAACATTTCCGCCAAACAAATGCTATATTCAAAAAACTCGCTGGATTTGACAAATGTATGCAAGATATGACAGAGCAAGCCCTAAAGGTAAGCAATGACCAAAGCTAAAGAGATACATTATACTCAATGTGGAGTAATATTTCCTGGTGCTCTTTATACTACAGTTTGTGGCAGAAGAGTAATAGGCAAACACGCAACTTTTGACCGAACTCAAGTTACCTGCGGGAACTGTAAAAGGACAAAGGTGTTTAAGAATGGTTAAGATGGGATATGAGAACATTCCTTTGAATGTCGAGTATGTTGGCGTCAAAAAAGGCTGGCTTACTATTGGTGGGAAAACACATTATTTCAAGTCTGGCTTTGAAATGCGATGGGCTAAATACCTGGAATTATTAAAGACTACAGGCGCAATTACTGATTGGGAATATGAACCGTACAAGTTTGAATTTGAGGACATCCGCAGCGGTACGGTATTTTATACACCTGACTTCAAGGTGATTGAAGAGGACAGTCATTATTGGTATGAGTGTAAAGGGCACTTGACTCAGAGAGATGTTGTAAAACAAAAGAGAATGGCAAAGTATTATCCTGACGAGAAAATTATATTGGCAATGCAACGGATACCTTACACATATACAAGAAAGAGTGCAGAAAAGGTAAGGCGTATTGATAATGCCCGCAAGTATTGTTATAGAGTAATTGATGGCAGTAAAATGTTAAAGCAGTTTGGATTATGAAAGGAACTGTAATGGATGCAAAGACTTACAAAAAAACTATAGAAAAGGTTTTTATGGGAAAGAAAGTACGAACGCTTATAAAGATGCAGAATGGCTTTATGGTTATACCAGAAGGCTCTATCTGCACAATAACACGAAAATATCAGGGTTTTAATTTAACTTCTGAGCCCTGCGAGCATTGTGGTGTGCGGATAAGAATAAGCAGAGTTCACCGAAGGGATGTAGATTTGGTATGAAAATAGACAATATCGAATTGGAAAGAAAGCACATCGGCAAGTCAGTTGCGTTTATACCGACCAACCCAAAGACTCCTGGACGGTTAGGTCACATCCATAGCTGGAACAACAAAAACGGCTGGGTGCGAATATCTTTTAGGCCAAACGGTGAATATAGCAAATATGAGGCTATTGAGACAGACCCTAATTTCTTACATTTTGTAGAGGAAATATGAATTTACCTATAAACGAGATAATAGGATTGGTGGCTACGGTGCTCGCTGTCATAGGCGTTATAGCGAACAACAGGCGTCTCAGGGTGTGTTTTCTTCTATGGTTAGCATCAAACGCCCTAACTGCTGGTATTCACGCCCACGCTGAGATATGGAGTCTTTTGCTTAGAGATACCGTTTTCTTCATTCTTGCTATCGAAGGCTGGATAAAATGGGGGCGAAAATGAAATTACCCGTTAATCAGATTATATATGGCGACTGTTTAGATGTTATGAAGGACTGGCCTGATAACTGCGTGGATTTGGTGCTGACTGACCCGCCGTATGGGATAGGGCTAAACCATAGTAATCTTGAGCGAGGTAGAGGCTTTCGGTCTTATGACCCAAATTGCAGGTCAGTAGATTGGCCGGTGGTTGTTGGCGACAAAAAGCCATTTGAGCCCTCACATCTACTTGGGTATCGCAATATAGTTTTGTGGGGTGCAAACCATTACGCTTCACGTTTACCAGATAGCCATTTTTGGTTTGCGTGGGATAGGAAATGTGGACGAGGTGCAGAGAATGACTCCACTGATGTTGAATTAGCTTGGGTTAAAGGATTGCCGTATAAGACCGTAAGAATATTTAGGCATTTATGGGTAGGATTTCAGAGAGACAGTGAAGTAGGGCAAAAACACCTACATCCCACCCAAAAACCAATAGAATTATTTAAGTGGTGTTTAAGTTGGTTTCCTAAATGCAAAACTATACTTGACCCATATTGCGGGGCAGGGGCATCTTGTATAGCCGCCAAAGAAATGGGCTTGGAATACATCGGCATAGACATATCCGAGAAATACTGCCAAATTGCAAGGCAGAGGCTTGAGGCTGTAGAGACTGGGGTTCCGGTCAAAGAGCAGAACAAAGGCCAATTAGCACTATTCAGAAAAGGAGAAACACAATGAGAACCAAAATTACAATCTGTTTACTGTTGTTAGTTAGTTCTGTAGCCTGTGCCGGCCCGACAATGTGCAGGAACAGGTTATATCGAGCGGCAATACTCAAGACGGCGACACAAAATGGTGTGCAAATATCACTTACGGCAATACCTATGAATATGCCGGAAGGGGCTGTATTTGATGCCAACAGCTATCCTGGTATGTATGTTATCGAATTTATGCCGGACGCAAACACCCTTCCAGAGATAACCTTTGAGGCTCTTGTTACCTTCGACCCGAATATGTGCGTAGAACCGCGAACAGCTATGGTGAAGTTCGGGCCTTATTCTGTGGTGGATTCAATACCTGCACCGGAAGTACCTGTGGTAGAGTTTGAGTTGGTAGAGTAATATTGTAGTTTGGGATAAAAAGGAAATGAAGTTGCGGGAAATAATAGCTGAGTTGTTAAGCAGATTACTCGTGTGGTTGCATAGAAATTGGTAAAGGCGGTGAAGGAATGAAAGTTATTTTGGAATTTGATATTGAAGTCGAAGGTAAATGTAATCCTGTAGAGACAATGATGGAACGTTTAATTATACCTTCTGAACGTGATGAGGATTTTGTAATTTTTATCAATAGTATTGCTGTTCACGAATGTAAAAAGGAGACAGAATGAAAACTCTAATTATTGTGTGTGCCCTGATAATTGGTTTGTCAGGATGTAGTGCCGGTAGCCCCGCAGAGAACTTTTTAGCTGGCTTCGGGACGGCTGTGGCGGTGAAGCTGAACGAAGGCAACGAAGCGATGAAGTTTTTGGATGAGAAAATCGAGGCGATGAACGCAGCCGGTACAGAGATGGAAGTTTTGTCGGATAATCCAGTAGCTTTAGTTACAGCTATCGACCCGAATTTAGGCACGGCCTTGAACGAGTTTATAGTCAACGCAAAATCACTGGCTGCAAAAGCTGAAACATTCAAAGACGAAAAGGGCAAGATTGATTGGGACAAAATTGTGTGGTCACTACTTGTTGGCGGTACAGGAGTTAATATCTTTAAGAATTGGAGAGCGAAATCGTGAAATATCACAAACAAAAGTATTACAAGTACAAGCTGGACACAGTAGAAAAGTGCAAGGTTGACCTGCCTGGAAACCTTAATAATTGGAACATAAACAAGTTTGTTACTTTGTGGGATGGGATATTTACAGTCAAGCCTGGATATGCGTGGGACGGCCCCTCTGGCCCCACCAAAGATGGCAAAACCAATATGACGCCTTCGCTATTCCACGATGGTTTGTGCCAACTTATGCGAGAAGGGTTACTCGACCGCAAGCACCATCTTTACGTTGACAAATTATTCCGGTTGCACTTACTCAAATGTGGTATGAGCAAATTCAGGGCGTGGTATTATTACTTAGGCGTGAGGCTTCGGAAAAAACATATTTACCCCCGTAAAGATGAGGGCAGAGTGATTGAAGTACCGTCAGTACCGTTGATAAGTTAAGAACAGACCGGCGGCGGCGTGGTAGCTTTTAGCAGGTTCGCCTCATCCCCAAAAGGGAAGGTAAATCCAGAAGACCTGCCCGCCGGTCTTAGTGTTATTGGAGAATGATTATGGCACGCAAGACTTGTTTCAAATGCGTTGTATGTGGCAAGCTAACGGCTGGTCGGATTTCAAGAGGGACATACTTTGAAGGTGTTGGTGATGGGAGTGCTCGTTTTCCTCGCCGACATAAAGGACTTGATGACAAGCTGTGTGCAGGCAATATACAAGAGGTAGAATGGGTAGATGTTGACAAGCCCTGAAAGGATAACGATGCCAACAAAAATAGCGTGGACAGAAGAAAGCTGGAATCCAGTTGTCGGCTGTACGAAATGCAGCACCGGCTGTTTGAATTGCTATGCAGAGAGGATGGCGTATCGGTTAGCCTGTATGGGGCAAAAGAAATATATGGCGACAATTGGGATGCTGGGTTGGATGCGAGGCTGGAATGGCAAAGTTTTCTGTGATGAATCCGCTCTCGACAAACCTCGTCACTGGCGTAATCCCCGCAAAATCTTTGTCTGCTCAATGTCTGATTTATTCCATCCGAAAGTGCCGTTTGAGTTTATTGATGGTGTTTGGTGGACAATGTCCGTGAGTAGGCAACACACCTTTCAAGTGTTAACGAAACGACCCGAAAGATATTTAGAATATTGGCAACATCGATTAAGAAAAGGGTTTACTGACGGAAATCGAGAAAATATCTGGGCGGGCGTATCAGTCTGCACACCGGACGAAAAGGACAAGATTGATATACTTCGTCAAATTCCAGCAGCAGTAAAGTTTGTCAGCTTTGAGCCGCTACTGGCGGATATGGGTTTATTGAATTTAGAAGGTATCAATTGGGTCATCATCGGTGCTGAATCTATCGGCAGTCACCCCGGGCGCAAGTGTGAACTGGATTGGGTGAAAAGTATTGCAATACAATGTGTGGCTGCCGGCGTAAAGATTTTCATTAAGCAAATCCACTTAAACGGTAAACTTCTCAAATATCCCAAAGACATAGACAAGTTCCCGAAGTGGGCACAGAGACAGGAGTACCCAAATGAGCCTTAAAGACATTAGATTCTATTTATCATTACCAACAGTGTTTATAGCTATAGGATTCATCTATATTTCTGACTGGATAGCCGGGGAATATAGTGATTGTACTGAAGAAGAGGAGTGAAAAATGGGCAAGGAAGTTCAGAGGAGAAAAGACCGAGTATTTACGGCAGGTGAAAGATATTGGTATCACACTGGCTGTAAACACGGACGTGAGGAAAAAGAAAGAGAATTTCAGAAAACAATAGATGTTTTGGAGCGAACCAATAATGAATTAGCACAGACTGTTAATACCCTCCAAGATGCCACAGCAAGAATGTATAAAGAGATTCGCAGTAACACAGACAAAAAAAGACCTATTGCTGGCGTACTAATTAGTCGCAGAGAAGCTCGTCATATAATCGGTATTCTTAAACAACGTGCAGGAAGAAAGAGCAGGCTGGCTACTGATATTCAGGAAAAGCTCAATAAGGCCGAGGCTGAGGTTGCAATTATAGGACTTGATATTCCTGAAAAACTTGCAAGAAAGCTGGAAAAGTAGTTAAGTCACTTGGCGATTGGTTCGATAGTTATTATAGTTTAAGTGAGGTGAAAAATGAGAGTTTTAGTAGCTTGTGAGTTTAGTGGAATAGTCCGAGATGCCTTCCGAGCCAAAGGCCACGATGCTTGGAGTTGTGATTTATTGCCCTGTGAAGCAGATTATTTTTATCATATTCAGGCCGATGTTCTTGATATAATCGATACTGGCTGGGATTTGATGATAGCACACCCGCCGTGTACTTATCTATGTAACAGCGGTGTTCGATGGCTATATAAACCTGATGGCACAAAAGACCACGAACGATGGGCAAAGATGGAAGAGGCAGCTTTATTCTTCTGGAAACTGTTACATTCAGGGGTCAGCAAAATAGCTGTAGAAAACCCAATTCCGCATAAATACGCCATAGAGGGGATAAGACGTAAATATGACCAGATAATTCAGCCGTGGCAATTTGGGCACGGAGAAACAAAAGCAACTTGCTTATGGTTGAAAAACCTGCGGAAATTAGGAATGACAAAACTTGTAGCAGGCCGAGAGGCGAGAATACACAAAATGGCAAAAACTGTCGACAGAGGAAAACTTAGAAGTATAACTTACCAAGGTATAGCAGATGCTATGGCAGAACAGTGGGGGTAAGAACAGAAGGTCGGCCAATTACCCTTATTCAATAAAAGTTCATAAACCTGTCTTTTAAGGCTAAAAGGCAGCGAAAAGAATATACAAGAAATCTGAGAATTTACTTGACTTCTCTGAATAAATCGCCGATAATATAGTTATGGAATGCGGGAACACAATCCGAATTAACGACCTCAGTCAAAGCACGTCCAGTTCCCGCTGTTCCGCTTTGGCTGGGGTCTTTTAATTAAGGAGTAGAATTATGAGTTATACAAAAGGAAAATGGTTATTTCGTAAAGATGATGATGCGGTCAAGTATTTCAACGATTACTTAATAAATGTTTCTAATCGCCAGCCTCTTATAGCTCGTATTTTTGATAGTAAAAGCAAAACCGATTTTGCAATAGAAGCCAGAGCCAACGCCCAGCGTATCTGTCAATGCGTCAATGGCTGGGACGAGCTACAGGCTCAGAACAAAGGTTTGTTAGAGCGTGCAAATAGGGCAGAGGCTGTTCTTGTCAAATTTGAACATTTAGCTGGTGAGGAAATGCAAGGATTTAATGCTATTCAGGCTCGGAACAAAGAGCTAAAGCAAGAACGTGACGACCTGCTGGCAGCGTGTAAGGCATTATTCTTGCGTGTAACAATGCACTATGTAAATCACCAAGAAATATGCAAACTTGGCGAGGAGTGTCCAGATAAAAAAGCCCTAAAATTAGCCGAAGCAGCCATCGCCAAAGCTGATAAACAGGGTACTTGACATCGGGTCGCCTTGAGTTCGTTGCTTAGAACGCAAGTGAAAAGGGCGAAATCAAAGGAATTGTGGTATAATGTGGTAAAAGGAGAATGAAAATGGCAAACAGATTAGAGCCAGAACAAGAAACTCAATTTTTGCTTTATAATGAACTGCTTGATTATACGGACTATACTGAAGAACAGGTAAGTTCGGGAGAAATACCCTTAATTTTGAATGAATGGCGGAAAGGAGAATGAAATGGAAGAATGTGGATTTTGTATAACGCACGGTGAGTTTACTGATTGCCCAAAATGTGCAATTGAGCAACTCAAAGCCGAGCTTGAAAAGGTAAAGGCTGAGAACAAGCGGCTGAAAGAGAGAATTAGTATGATGTTTGAACAACATTTCCGCCAAACAAATGCTATATTCAAAAAACTCGCTGGATTTGACAAATGTATGCAAGATATGATAGAGCAAGCCCTAAAATAAGCAATTTACCCTCATTACTACCTCAATTAAAGTTTCATTCCTCATTTAGCCGATAGATATACCATATGCAAAAACAGTATAAAAAAGGCGTGGGTCAAAGATGATAAAACCAACAGACACAACAGTAGCGCAGCCGACCCGGATGCGTGTCTGTGCCCAAAAGGGATACACAAAGGGCTTTTATCTAATAATTGACCGAAATATGGTTGTGGTATAAATACCCTTTGCCTCTACTGTTGAAATATTAAATTTAAAGGTTAATCCCTTAGAAAACTGTTTTACATATTTTATTAGATAAATAACTAAAATAATTAAGATTTTGTTTGACATCTAAAAAATAAGGAGTAAAAAGGGTTTTATACTGTTTTTATAGCCAGATAAGTTTAGCTCACGCCTTCTTGTCTGGCTGCTATAATACCGATAATCAAAAGGGAATGTCTATATGGCTGATGAAGTTGATTACAGCAAACCACTGAAAAACAGCAAATATGAGCGATTCTGTCAAGAATACATAATTGATAATAACAAGACCCAAGCTGCAATAAGGGCGGGTTACAGCGAAAAAAGGGCAGATTCGAGAGGGGCAACACTGTGGGGGATAGTGGGGATTCGTAAACGAGTTGCATATCTTCAGGCTCAAATATCAGAAGCAACAGGCGTTACAGCTAAAATGGTGGTAGATGGGTTCAAGAAAATAGCCTTTGGGATAATAAGTGAAACCCTAACGAACAAGCACAAGCTCAGGGCTTTAGAGAATTTAGCAAAGCATTTAGGGATTTATGAGAAGGATAATCGGCAAATAGCACAGACCCTCGCTGAATTTCTGAAAGCAATGAAGGATGATTAAAACAGCTACGAAGCCACGAAAGAGCAAACAAAGGGTATTTATCGACAAATATCAACCAGACCCGATAGGATTCCAGTGTGATGTTCTGGATGTTAAACCAAAGCACGTTTGGCACAAAATGGTTGAAGTCGCTGAAGGAGTAAGGGATCATCAGAAAACATGTGTCTTTGCCGGCCACGGGGTATCTAAGACGTTTGAACTTGCCAGGATCGCTTTATGGTTTTTATACACCCATAAGCCGAGTACAGTGATAACAACAGCCCCGATATTTGACCAAGTGGAGAAATTACTTTGGAAGGAGATACATACCGCCCATAGCCAGGCTAAAATCCCACTCGGCGGCAATATGACCAAGACCCAACTTGACCTTGATATTGAGCAGAAGTGGTTTGCCTATGGATTTAGCACAAGACCTGATACTGTCACAGGGGAAGCAACGCGGATGCAAGGCTACCACAATAAATATGTACTGATTATATTCGATGAGGCGGCTGGAATACCCTCTGCTATTTGGAAGGCCGCGGATTTCTTATTGACAAACCCGAATTGCAAAATAGTGGTTGTTGGTAATCCAACGAGTTCAGCCGGTTCGTTTGCTGATTGCGAGGATGACCCAACTTGGTATTTTATCCGTATTAGCGTAAAGGACACCCCAAACTACAAGGAGGACAGAGAGGTTATCCCTGAGGTATCAGGACGTGCTTTTGAGGCGGAGATGCGCAGAAAATACGGAGAAGAGTCAAGTGAGTATGGGATACGAGTTGATGGTAGAAAGCCTGAATATACAGCAGGGACGTACCTTGGCAAGTGGCTAAGTGAGATTGAGGAAAAGGGTCAAGTTGGCTCTATAGTACACGAAACAATCGCAAAGGTTCACACTTTCTGGGACTACGGCAATGTATATAACGCGATTTGGTTCGTTCAATTCATAAAAGAGCAAATACGGCTGATTGATTTCTACTTTGATGGTGAGGGGCTGGGGTTGCCTAAATACGCTTTAATGCTCAAGAATAAGCCATACATCATCGGCGACCAATACGCTCCACCTGATGTGTGGGGTTCAAATGCAAAGAGCGGCCAGACCGGCGAAAATACGGCAGATGTAGCAAAGGCATTGGGGATAGAATGGGAGATGGTGCCGGATGTTTCTTTTAAGACAAGGATTGAAACTGCCCGGGGCATAGTTCATAAATGCTGGTTCTCTGAGGTGGCAAGGGAGGGATTTAACGGTTTAAAGAATTGGCGACAACGCAAAAACGAAGCATTGAGTACCCCAGACAAACCTGTTTACTTTGCGGAAGCCGTAAAAGACTGGACAAGGCACGTCGGAGATGCTTTTAGTAATATAGCTCTTGTGTATCGCAATCTGAGTATTATGGGTGAGCGGATCGGAGCTTCGAAGCAGGCGGTGCCGTTTGGCGCAAAGAAGAAAAGCCCTTACCCTGACAGGAGAAGGAGATTAGCTTAATGATTAAATTAAGATTTAGAAAATGGTGGTGGAATCTCATTCCATCATTTAGAAAATGGCTAAAACAATGTGAAGCTCAAAGGATGCGCATACCTGCGCATACCTGCGCATACCTGCGCATACCACATCCATACAGGCTTAGACTGCATAATATGAATAGCGATGAAGTCAAACAGCGATATGAGTTCAAAAATCCTTCCTTGCCTTTTTATAGAGCGTTGTATGGTGAAGATTTTCCAAGAGTTCCTAAAGATTTCCTTTAAGGGGATTTGATTTAATATGGCTTTATGGACTGATAAAAAGCTGTTCGACCGGATATTTGACCGATTAGCACAGGGCAAGAGAAAGTACGTTAAGTTTAATGCGGCAAGAGATAATATCGTAGAATACCTCCGACCTGATTTAGGTGCTGATTTGAGTCCTGATGGAGATGGTTCGTTTTTCGGTAGTAGTAGCTACGAGGGGACCGGTCCCTGGGCCGTAGGCGTTATGTCAAGGGGCTTCCAAGGCGGTCTGGTAAGCGCTGAGGCTGACTGGATAACCCACATGATGAAACAATCAGAGCTTAGGGGTTTAGATGAGCTTGATATATGGTTACAAAACATTAAGGATCACATCACGGGCGTATATCAACAAAGCAACTTCTATAGAGTTTTGCCCTCATTTACGAAAGATGGCATTACCATAGGTTCTCCGCTGATGTTCATTGAAGAAGACCTTGAGACGAGAACAATACAGTTTTTGCCTCAGCATTACAAGACAGTGGTAGCGTTCTATGATAAATTCAATCGCTTGGAAGGCGTTATCATAGAAGATGAGAAATGGACAACGAAGCACATTTTCGACAAGTTCGCACCATCAATAGAAGAGGCTGAAAAGAAACTGTCGAAATCAGTAAATAACGAGATAAAGGAAGGCCATTTTCATAAAGAGCATACAATCATTCGGGCTGTATTCAAGAACACTGACCCTATATGGAAGGTGCCAGGCTTCAAAAAGCCCGACAGGAAATGGATAAGCGTTTATTTCGAGCAGAAGACCGAGGAGGACAGGAAGAATACCCCGCTTGAGTCTTTAGGTTATTTCTCACGTCCGATGGTTGTATGGGACTATGATAAGAAGCCGTGGGAATCGGTATCCCGTACGCCGGCCTTTGATGCGATATATGACGTAATAGGTCATACGGACGCTTGTAAAGAGCAGTTAGAGAACTGGAAGTTAAAGAACCGGCCGCCGAGAGGCGTTTTAGCCGACCATCGAAACATTATGGACTTTGGCCCGGAGGGTTTGACTGAGGTTGAAAAAGGGGATTGGGAATTTCTTCCCAAGATGATAGATGTGATTGGCGACATACGCATAAGCAGGGAAGAGTTGGAGGCCAGCGCCGAGAGGATTAAACGGTGGTTCCACACGGACAAGTTTATGAAATTCACCGACCTTACCACCACGTTGAAACAACAGCCTACAGCCACTCAAATAATCAAAATGGCTGCCGAGATAGCCGTACAGGTCACGCCAGCGGTAGTAACCTACACAGGCGGGTTTCTTCAGGGGGTAGATGAAAGAGTGATAGAAATTGAGTCAAGAGCGGGAAGAGGTCCATTCGACCCTCAAACAATGGAGAATATCTCGGACATTGTATTAAGCAATGTAAAATCGGAGATAGACCGGATTCAGCTCATTCCTATTTTCGTAGGGCCGCTGGCTCGAGCGCAGAAGGTCAAACAGGAGCTCGACCCGATACTTGATGGGCTATTCGCGGCAAGGGAATCAGGGCTATTTGAGATGGATGAAGACCTTGTCCACGCTATTCGTGGGCATAATACTTTAGAGGATATTTTCGCAGCGACGGGCTTCCCACTCAAGAATTTCGTACCGGAGGACGAGTTTAAGGTAATCAAGGAGGCTTTGATTGAGTCACGACAGCAAGAGAAGCAGTTGTTGATGGCTGCTGAATTAGCCAAGGCTTCACAGAGCGTATCAGGCCCAGTTGACGAAAGCAGTATTTTAGCGAGTACGGCAGGATGAGCAGACAAGTTGACAGATGGCTCAAGAAGGGTCGCAAAAATTGTGCAAAAGGAAACCATTGGTACATAATGGATTATGGTAAATTTTGTTTGTGTCCTATATGTGGAAAGCAAGACCAAGACAGAAAACCAGGGCATTGGGATGAATATAATGTTTACCTCGTTAATTCAATGAAATTCAAAGAGGCGGCAGTATGAATATAGGCGATAGGATAACTTTTACGATAAAGGATAACTTAGTTAAGGACGTCATAAAGTGTACTGGCATAATAAAGCGTCATATATTCGGTAGATTATGGTTAGTTACTCCTGACAGCAATCCCCGATTATCAGGTATTGATATGCAGATACACGAAAGTTGGGTTAAGGAAGCAGGATAATGGCAAGTTGTGGTGGAAATTGCTTATTGTGTCGGTCGAATATATCAATCAATCAAAGTTTTTGTACTAAATGTCGTGGCGAATACAGGAGAAGCAGGATGATAGAATGTAAACACCAAACCAATTTTTATATAGAGCCAGATGCGCCAGTAGTATCACACCAAGATGGCTCAGTAAAGTATGTAACTTATAGATGCGTTAAATGCAGTAAAAGAATCTATAAAGAACATTCTTGGGATAAGGATTGGAAGGTGGCAGGATAATGATTGAATTAAACCTTAAAGATGTACCTCGGACTTGGACACGCGAACAATGGAAAGCGGTCAGTAGATGGTTACGAATATCCGAAAGGCACTTGAGTAAGATAAGTCTATCGACTATTCTTTATAACATTATGTTGCGTGGCCAGAAGAACAAAAAGGTTGAATGTCGAGTTTGTGTACATAACTTGGTGTATCACGGAACAATGGGTTGTTTTAGGGCGTGGGTTAAGAATGGGCCAGTCAACTGTACAGGTTTTAGAATGAGTGTCCATGCTAATTGAAAGGTAAGGAATGCCACACAAAAGCAAGGGCCCGTATAAGAGTAAGCCGGGGCATAAAAGGCCGAAAAAGGGCAAGAGGAAATAAAGAAGGGTAAGGCGATGCCAAAATCAAGTGACCAAGAAATAATCAATGGATTGTTGTGGCGAATTACTATGAATCAAGGTGGCGAAATAGTGCTTCCATACATTGCTAAAATGCCACCACTGGCCGGGCTAAAGATTGATAATATACCAGGTACGGACAAGGTAAAAATCAGAGCCGTCATTAACAGTCGGATTGCGACTCCAATTAAAAGGATAATTACACTGGATAGGAATTAAAGATGCTGGATGGCAAATCAATATCGGCGGCTTACGGACGGGCGGGTAGTGACTTCCTTGCCAATCGTTTAGAGGGTATGTTCAGGGAGATTAAAACACCCGAAGACATTGCCTTGCATAATGTCATACTTAAAGAGGTGATAGCGATGATTGGCGACCAGCCGGTCAAGTTCTATCGAGTTTTAGCACATAGTATCTTATTGAAGGAAAGTAAGGCGAAGAAAAGCCTATACAGAAAGGTTGTAGATTCTATATTGTCAGTTGCGAAAGGGTAAGAGTAATGATAGAAAAATTGAAGACATCGATTGTAGTATTCATAGTGCTGGTGATGGTAACAGTTATCTTTGCCGTGCAGCATAGCGACCTACCGCAGCCACCCCGCAACTTACGAGATTTTCTATGGCAAACACCAAATAGCGTATATCAGGAGTTCGGATACAGCGAAGAAACATTCTTGTATTGGAACGTGGTTGCGCTTAAGGAACGCTACGAGAAGCAGGAGGCACGAATCGCGGCGCTTGAGGGCAAGGTTGCGGAGTTGGAAATAGGAAGGGAAGCAATTAGGCTCGAACCAACCCCTATAGACATTGACTCGAACGAGGTAAACTAATGAGATTACCTAAGAAAGTGTGTATAAATAATCGACCTTGGATGGTGATTAAGAACAAAAAAACCAGTAATTGCAGTTTTAGTTATAGAGATATGAAAATCAATATAGGAACTAACAAAAATAGCAAGAGAGAAATTCTCGGAGGTTTTATACACGAAGTTAGCGAAATTAGTTGTGTTGAACGTGGAGTTAGAGCAACAAAAGATACGATTCAACACGAAGCTAATGATATGGTTTTTGTTGGAGACCACGAAAAATTTTCGAGCGTGATGAACGATGTGAGCCGTATCATTAGTGATATAATGAGATTGGAGTAAAATGTTAGGTTTAGGACGATTACAGAGACTATATTTGAATTTAAGAGCACCTGACGGGTGTAATTTTACCTGGTCTTGGCAGCGATGCCGCCGAGCCTTTTTGAAGCAGGTTGGCAAAGAATGTGTTTGTTGTGGTTCAAAGAAGAAAATACAAGTTCATCACATAAAACCTCGGCATCTATTTCCATTATTGGTACTGGTGTTCTCAAACCTGATAGCCTTGTGTAAGGACTGTCATTTTCATATCGGGCATTTGAACTCGTATTTCACCTATAACGAGAATGTTTCGAAAGTCTGTTGGTTTGTACGACATAACAGTGTAAAGAAAGATAATAAGGTGGCGTAATTATGAAAGCAGAAATAACAACAAAAAAGTCGTTTTACAGAATTGTATCCAAAAGAAAATGGGATTTCCATTTTTGGCGATATTACAAACGGTCAGAGACAAAAGGTTGTTGTTGGTTGATTTGGCGTATTTTATTAGGATGGGTTGATATTGAGTGTTATGCCTTAAATAACAGAAAGGGCATAGAAGAGTTGTCGGCATCAGAGGCTCTTTATGGTTTTTGCGGTTGGCTTTTTACTCGTGAGGAACGGGTAGTTATGTCTGCGTTTGATGATGCTGGTATTGTTGCTGATTTAGTAAGTCGGTTTTGTGATGAGAATGAATTATCTGAGCCAAAGCAGGGATGGAGTAAGGCTCTGAAACACCCACAGGTGATAAAGGTTTTAGAAAAAGAATGAGGTAGCGTAATGCCTATTGATATTCCAAGAGAAATATTTAAGGCTAACATACCTGTTTATCTTGATATTAGGTTCGGGACTATTTTTATCAAAGGGATTGAAGGTCTTGAGGATGTGCCACTCGAAGATAAGGCTGCACGTTCAATAATCAAAAGTTGGTACAATGAACATCCTGTAGCAAAAGCAAAATTAGAACATATTAAAAAACAATATTCAGTTGAGGTGGCGTAATGGATAATGGTGTAAGCAAAAAAGTGTGCATAACCGCGGCGAGTATTCTGGCTATAACTCAGTTGGCGCAGGATGCCCCTGATAAGATTCCGTATGCTATTGTAGTCGGCGTGATTTGCGTGGTTTATAAGCTCGTACAGGGCTGGATTGATTACAAGAAGAAAGGATAATGATGGCAAAGAAAAGAAAAAAGCAAGTAATTGAGGAACTCAAGGCGATAGGTATTGAGTTTAACCCGAAGGCGAAGTACAAGGATTTGTGCGAATTATTGAGAACTGTGTCTTCGGCACCATCGTCACTGCCAGAGCCCACGATTTCAAAAGAACGCGCGGAAAAACGAGGTGATACTCCGGTTTGCCGGAAAGGAAACCAAATCACGATAGTCAACAAGATACCGAAGCGTAACACCTTCCTGGCTGATTCGGTCAGAGACGAACGGGACGCCGAAAAGCTCCGTGCCGAGATAGGTAAACGTGAGCACAAGGGCAAGATAAAGCGAATCACAACAGTCAAGGAAATGGAAGTCAGCAAGGACGGCTTCTGGGTAACTGAGTTCGTGATTGATTTGAAGGGATGAATCTATGCCTGTAAATAGTCTAATACAGACAGATGTGCAAAATCCCGTTAGATTTACCAGTGAATTACCTGTTGGATATTGCGAATTTTTCAGCAGGGATACTATTGCAGCCGACAGGTTAGCTGAGGTGATAGAAAAAGTGTGCGGCACAAGGGAAATCGACACAATTCAGACTATCAAGCATATAGAACCAGATGAAAATGGGATGCTTGTAACGGAGTTTACTATTAACTTGAGACCGTAAGCGTTTTTTATAATTAAATAAAGGGGTTACCCGACAACCGGCCAGTTCGAGGGTAACATAGCAACAACAAGGCGGCTGTGTAGGAGCCATAAGAAAAGGAGGCTCCTAATATGATAGCTGAAACAACAAAAGCGTGGTGTGCAGGAATAGTAGATGGTGAAGGATATATTGGAAAGCAACGGCCTGTTGTAAGAATAGATAACACAGATGTACGAATTTTGCAAAAGTTGGTAGATCGTTATGATGGTACAATATATCTTAATCAAAGAAAGGGAAGGCCAAAAGCAAAACCGTGCTGGTATTGGCGTCTTTGTGGGCAAAAATGTATTATCTTTTTAACGGAGATTGAACCTTATTTAGTTAGTAAAAGGGCGAAAGCCCAAAAATGGATAAGCGGGCAAAATAAAGGCCACGCCGCCTTTTTTGTTGCGCAGAGAAAGGACAATTATGCCAGATTGGATTGATGGATTTGAACACGAATCGATAACGGAGGAGAACAGGGAATCGTTTAATACAGGGATGAGTAAGTATGCAACCCCGAACGATGCTATTGTTGGTGGGTTTAATGCTCAGAAATTAGCTGGTAAGCCGTTCAGGCTGCCTGAGTCGCTTGACAAGCTGCCTGACGACGCCTCAAGGGGTGAGTTTACCTCACAGACCCACAAACTGCTCGGAATCGAACACGCTGAGAATATCGAGGCATTAGGCGATATTGACCTCAAGGCCGGAATGGCTGAAGGCAGTGAAGTACAACCGGATGAGAAACTTACAACTATGATTAAAACACTTGCCATCGAAAAGAAGTGGCCCAAATCGGTAGTGCAGGACATTATCACTCTTTATAACGGGCCATTGACTGAATACGCTAAAGAGATTTCTGCTGCTAAGGATACTAAGGCTAACGATGATAAAGTGGCCACGGCAAAGGCTGTCAATGAAGCCCTGATAGCACACTCTGATGTCGGAAGTGAAGAAAAGCTCAAAGAACAATCGGAACTTATGCGCAGAGCCATCAAGAACAAAGCGGGTTTAACAGCGGATGAATACGAGGAAGTGGGTGATGCAATGGTCGAGGCTGGATTGACTACAAATGCCGTTATGGCAAGAGCGCTATTGAAACTAATTGCTCCGTTGGCGGCTGAAGGCACTACGGAGAGCGGTGGCGGTGCCGGAGAAGGAGGTGGTGGTGAAGGCCAAAAACAAACACCTCATCAATGGAAAAAAGAGAGATGGCCCAAATCTCCAAGTGAATGGGGCCAAGAAAGTGATACTTGGGATGGGCAATCTGTCCAGTTAAGGAAATTAGCTGGCTTCAAATAAACAAAAACGCCCTGAAAAGGATACCGTCTAAAATATGAAAAAATCTTAGACACTCTAACTACGGTTGGACCTAAGTGCTTACCTGAAAGTAAGGTGACACACCGCTGTCCGTTGCGGTAGGCAGAGCCTCGAAAGAGACACCTCTTCCGAAATTAAATAGAAGAAGTCAAATTTAATTTCAGGAGAATAGTTATGAGTGAATTAGGATTAGATACAAGGTATAACCTGATTGACAATCTCAAGCTTGTCTTTGACGGCAAGTTTGTGCCCTGGGGTGAAGTCCTCACAGAAGATAATCCTTTTCTCTTTGACCTCGCTGTATTGCCAGCCAATGGAATACTGAGCAATGAGGGATCGAGGGAAGTATCACTTCCTACGCCGCAGATTATCAAGGTTGGCGATGGTCACGATTCGAGCACTGTCCGGTGGGATAAGTTCAAAGAAGAAATCAGTATTTTCGTGGACAGGGCCAGTATTCCCAAACACACATTGGATTTACAGCCAGACAAAGGGGCTTTCCGCGCTAAGGTAGAAGATAGGCATATGGAAGGTATGGGTCAGGGCGTCACAAACCACTTCATTTATGGTACATCCGTAGCGACACCTGAGAAGTTTGACGGTCTTAGTGTCAGGTATTCTGTGCCGGACGCAACCGACCCGACCAATCCCTCGAGCGCAAGTGCCGACTTCGGCGTATTTGATGCCGGTGGTTCCGGTGACGATACGATGTCGGTCTTTTTGATTCAGCACGGAGTTGACAAGATTCACGGCATTTCCCCCGCCAATGACCCAATGATGGGTATTCAAAAGATGGATGCCGGCTTAGTTTATGCAACGGCTGAAAATAGTAAAGAAAGACAGGAGCATCGTACCGAGTTCGAGTGGAAAATTGGCTTGAATATCGTTGACCTTCGTTCAGTTGCTCGCATCAGAAATATTGAGTCCGTTGTAGCAAATCTCGATGCAAGTTTCCTTCAACTGATTTTCCAGGCGGAGGAAGAGATTTTCAGGGGCAGTGACCAGATTTTCGCCTACGTCCCGAAGCGTATGATGACATTCCTGCACATTATGGCCGAGGCCAAGCAGAATGTCATTTACGACAAAAATAACATCTACGGCATCCTGCTATATCGCATCGGCAAGATTTTAATTCGTACGATGGATGCTCTGTCAATCACCGAGACTGCTGTAGCGGCTGTTTAAGTTGCGGTCGTTTAATAAGTAAATAAGAAATTTTGATGAAAGGATAAACTTATGGGTGCATACTCAAATTTAGGCATTTTCCAGGATGCCGCAACTGAAATTGATGCTGCGGGTCTTTCGGAAAATATGATTGATTTGGGTGTTACCACACCGAAAATCGGCGTCGGTCAACATTCTCCATATCTTTGTATCAGGTCTGTCATTCCTTCAACAACTGCTGCTGATACTATTAGTATCGAGTTACAGGGTTCGGCAACCCAAAGCGGCAGTGATTTGAGTGGGACAATTAAGACCTATACGATGGTTTTTTCTGATGCGGTCGGCGCAGAAGTTCGTGCCGATGATGCAGAACTTGCTGCTGGTCAATGGTTGTATAGGGGCCAACTTCCTTATGGTGTAACTTTGCGATACCTCCAGTTGTATTTCAATAATTCAGCAACTACCGGACATTTTCACATCGATGCGTGGCTCAGTGATGGTCCTGCTTCCACGTTCCGGGGCAGTCAGGTAATCAAAAGTGATGTTGGTCAGCCGTAGTCTTTGTAGGTCAGCGTAGTCTTTGAATTGAAAGTTAAAAAATTAAGGAGTTTTGTTATGAAAAAGTTGATTTTAATAATGCTGACAGGGCTTACATTAGCATTGTCGGCTCAGGCTTATACCCCTGACGATTATGTTCGAGGCAGGACGTATTTCGGCTCCGGCAACAAAACACTCGATCCGATGTATCTGCACATGCAGGATTTCGCCAATAGCGGCATGGGTCAGCGTGGTACAGGCAGTGCGTTTTATGTCGATAGCGGTGTATCTAACGAAGGCGATGGCACATCGTGGGCAAAAGCTAAAGACACCTTAGACGAAGCCGTGGACCTTTGTAGCGACAATCGAGGCGATGTTATTAAAATCGCTCAAGGCCACACTGAGACATGGACGGCAATTAATTCCGCCTACCTTGACGTTATCGGTATTACTGTAGAGGGAATTGGAACCGGCTCAGACAGGCCCACCTTTACTTATACTACCGGCACTGGCGGTGAGTTGGTTATTGCAGCTGCGAATGTAACAATACGCAACCTTGTATTTCAGTCTGGAATAGCTAATGTTGTTCATGCTATTGAGGTCGAGGCGGACGCCGATGGCTCTGTAATTGAGTATTGTGAGTTTTTGAGTGGCACAACCGATGCTTATGAGTTCGTTGACTGCATCGAGGTCGCTTCTGCTGCCGACGACCTGATCATTCGCTTCAATAAAGCTACCGAGACTACCGCTGGTGCGGCAAGTTGGCTCGATGTAGCTGCCGGTGTTTGTGATAATCTCTCTGTTTACGGTAACGAGATTTACGGTGATTACTCCACAGCGGTTGTTAATGCAACTGCCAGGGCACATACAGTAGGCTATTGGGGTTTCAATGTAATTACCAACCTCAACGCTGCTGATTACTGTTTTTACTTCAATGCCGCAGCGACGGGTGTTCTTGAGTTTAACAGGATGTTTGCCGCCGCCGAAGCTACTGCTCTTGACCCTGGTTCGTTGTCATGCTTTGGGAACACTGTAACAACGGATACCGACCTTAGTGGTATGCCTATTCCTGTTCACGATGATGGTTTGACACAGCTTAACGCGACGACGATAACGGCTATCACTAATGCGGTAGATGCTTTGAATGGTATCGGTATGGTTGGACTTTGCCAGGCAAATTCCGGCGCTGGAGAGCAGGTCGTTAGTGCCACTTTAGGCGGTTACGGCGATAGTGCTTTTATCGAAGGCTGGTCTTTGATCTGTATATTTGATACCGGTGGCACGGTAGGTGTAGCTCCATCAGGTGAGGTCAGGGACGTTGAGGCTTATACCTCAACCGGTGGAATATTCACTGTTGACCCTGATTTTACAGCTGAGATGACAGCAGGTGATTACGTCCTTCTTATACCAACGCTTATGATTCCTAAAGATTACGGTAGGGTTATCTACTGTGATGACGGTGGTTCAGACGGTGAGGGTAAAACATGGACGACAGCTAAAACTACATTAGCTTTAGCTATTGCTGCTGCTTCTGCCGGAGATACTATCTATGTCGGCGAAAGTCATACCGAGAGTCTTACTAACGGCGGTGATACTTTAGCCTTAGCCGGTGTTAGTATTATCGGTATGGGCAACGGCGATACAAGGCCGGTATTCATTCAGGATGCTTCCAGTGATGAACTTACCCTTAACGCTGCCGGTATTACGCTGAAAAATGTACGTTTTCAGTCCAGTGCAACGGCGGAAACTTCTTGTATTGTTCTCGGAGCTAACGGCGACGGTGTAACTATTGAGAATGTTTCATTTATCGAGGGTGTTGCTACTGGAACCGATGAGTGGGTCGATGTTATCGTTGTCCCCACTACTGCGGTAGGTGTTACCATCAAGAATTGTACTTACTATAACACCCAGTCGTCAGGGCATGTCAACTCTTTTGTTGACCTTAGTGCGGCCACTATTTCTAACGCCTCTGTGATAGGATGTACGGTATTTGGTGATTTTGCCGAAGCTCCTATTTGGGGTGGTGCTGCTGTTCCGACTAACATCTTGATTAAAGACAATGTGATCAGTAATACCCAGACTGGTCAACTTGCTATCGAGTTTGCAAATGCAGCTACTGGTGTTATTTCCGGTAATGTACTGTACTCAGATACATTCGGTTCGATACTTGACCCTGGTTCTGCAAAGTGTAGTGAGAACTACGCTACAAATGCGATCAACGTATCGGCTTATCTTGTGCCGGTTGTCAGCAAAAGAGCTGGTGACACTTACGCGACGACATGGGATGAAACTACCTACCTTAGTGATAATGCCTGGATAGTAGCAGGTGGCCCTATTCTGATAACAAGTTTAGTAGGTCAGATAACGACTGCTTACGATGGTGCTCTAACTCGTACATGGTGGTGCGATGCTGATACAGTAGGGGATCAAGATGTTGAGTTTACTGATTCTGTTGATATTAACGGGTACACGGTTGGAGACAGAATCATTTTTACAAATGCGAACCCTGCGTTGCATACCGACTTGGCGGGAGCCGGTGCCAATATCGGTGCTTCATCGTTAATGAGTCCCTGGTTCTGTCCAATAGGCACGATAGAGGTGCTTGTTGAGGGGCCTGGTGCTTCAAATGGTGATATAGAATGGTTCATGACTTATATCCCACTCATTGACGGCGTTACAGTAACACCACAATAAACTGAATTAAGGGAAGGGGTGGGCTTTAAATAGCCCACCCCACTTTTAGGAGATAGTGAAATGAAAAAGTTTATCAGAGCAGGGCGAACAGTTCTGTCGGCCTTACTGCTTTTAGTGATCGCTGCTGTAATTGTTTCAGTAATATTGCCCGCAAAGGCAGAGCCGAGAGATACTTATCATTCGTCATGGCAGTTGATACGTGAAACAGCGGATGAGGATGGAGCTTCTTTTGCTGCGGTATATGATTTAACCAGCGTAGGTATAACATCGAGTAGTTTTGGCAATTTTGCAAGTAAGGACAGTTCTACGGTAGCCAACGGCGGGCCGTACAGGATTTTGTCTTACGAAACGGGTTTCAATCCTGAAGGATGGGAGTCTAATGAGTGGATGTTTACTTTCTGCGGTAAGAATTACAACGATACCAATGATACTTTCAGCTTCAATCTCATTGGCTGGAGCAAAACAAATGGCATGCTACAGAATATTGCAGAAGGTGATTGTGTTTTGGGCACTCAGGCAGTTGTTATTTATCCTGACGGTGGTGACGCTTTAGGTGAACTCGTATCAGAAACTTCAGTAGCTTACACGCACGCTAATAAAATATTCACAGTTACCAACGAAGCTTTTGATGGTGTAGTGGTTGGTATGTTGGCTCGTGTTTCAGGTACAGGGTTCACCAGTAAAATTGCACAAGTAACGACTGTGACAGACACTAATAATATAAGGTGTTCAG